GTCAGCGAGAGAATGTCGGCGCGGAACGCCGCAGCGTTGATACCAGTCGCCGTGACCGGAGTCACACCGTTGGTGATCGAAGCCGGCGAGACAGTCGCCTGCAACGCCTTCGTCGGATCGACGAAGTCACGATCCATCAACTGGATCACGGCGCGACTGAGATCATCGCGAACGATGGCCTCGGCCGACGGCGAGCTGAACCTGACGAGTTCCTCCGACAGCGGAATGATGCCGGCGATCTTCGTGAAGTCCAGAGTCACCTGGTCGAACGCGAGAGCGCTGAGGGGCTTGACCTTGGTTTCACCCACCCAGTTGACCGACGCACCGGTCGTCTGCCGCGGCACCTTGATATTGAACGGCACGTTGCGAAGACCGGGGATGCGCCCGATGATCGTTGCCGGCCGCAGGAACTCCGCGAACTCGCCCGGAAGATTCTGCGCAACGACGAGCGGTGCTGCCCAGGTGGTGTTCGTGGTGGTGCCGGAGGCGACCGCCGCCTTGTGCCGCAGATAGCTCTCGATTTCCGGATTCTCCGGCCACCGATTCTTGGCGACTTCGTACGGAGGAACGTGTTCCTTGTACGCGACGATGGATGCGATGATCGCTCGGGTAAAGCGAATACCCGGAGGCAGTTGATCGCGCATCTGAGTGACGACCGGAGCACGACTGCCGGCTCGAGACTCGGACGCTGCCGCAGGCGTGGTCCCATTGATCGGGGCCGCCTTCTGGACGTTCAGCTTCTCGAGGGTATTGAGCCGCTCGAGATGATCGTCGATCTGCTTGATCTCGTCCTTGAGTCCATCGAACTCCTGGGACTCGGACTCGTCCATCGTCTCGCCTTTCTCGCCGGACGAATCGGCGAGCTCTTGCATCCGCGCGGCTTTCGCCTGACGGGTCGCTTCGTATGCGGAGATCTGATCCGCAAGGGACTTCCTGGCCATCGTCTGTTTCTCCTTGACTTTGACCGGTTTACGGAGGCCAGACGCGGCCGGTGGTGAACGTCGCTCGTCACTCTGCTCATTGCCTGACGCGGCGGCGAGCTCTTGAGTAACGATTGATCGGATCTGAGTAATGGTGCAGTCTGCGTTCGCAGGAATGGTGACAGCACTCAACTCCAGCCATTCCCACTCTTTGATGTCGAGCCCTGAAGCCCAATCATCTTTGTCAATCATCTCGTGCTTGAGAATCTTGAAGCCAATTGAGACCGCCTTGACCAACCCGTACTTGACGGACTGCCACGCTTCATCGATGCGATCCTTGAGGCGACCCGGTTCTGGAATACTGGCGAAGCGGGCAGTAAAAGGAATTCCATTATCCGTTGGCTCAGCGAGCTCGACCCATCCAACGGGCTCACGACCGTTGTGTTGCCACAACAACGGCATTGGAACTTTGAACTTGGCTCCACGAGGACGAACAATGTCGCCAACCCTATCGACGGTCGGTGTCGAGGCAATACCTTTGATCACTCGCTCGTCATCTTTTCCAATGCTCTTGATCTCGAGCATTGAATAGGCGCGCTGCATTCCGCTCACATCACGCTGCTGCATTCCACTCATGCCCTTTTCCCAATCATTGAACTCTGCTTTGTGCTTGATGAGCCACTTGCGCATCGCTTTCGCGTCGCTGGTGGAATATGAAAGCCCGTCGTCAGACTCGGCTTCCCATTTCTGCGCGATGTCTTCCCAAGTAACTTCGATCGTATCGGGCTTGCCATCGCTGTTTATGTAATCGTAGACAGCGGCGCCCTGTTTCTCTTTGTCGGGCAGCGGATAGTCCGGATGCTTGGACTGCTTGCCGTCCTCGCCTTCGAGACCAGCAGCGTCATCACCCTCGTCGTCTCCATCACCGTCGCCGGAGATGAACTGTCCACCCCCAGGTCCTCCGGGATCATGATTAGGATTGAACTTCTCCAGCAACTTCGCCGGCATACTCATCTCCTAAGTTTTAGAGCAGCCGGCGCGCTGCGTTAGATTAGGAATCATCAGCCGTTGACTGGCGGCGTTTCCAATTCCATCTTGACCCGCTGGATATTCTGCTGCATGTCGTTGTAGGTCTGCGCAGCGGCAGCGATATCAGCGGGATCGGCGGACGTGTCGTGCATGATCCGGTTCGCCTTGTCCATCATGTCCATGAAATGGTCAAGCTGCGACTGGCGAAGATCCTGCATCGTCTTCTTGTGGTGCTCCTTCAAGCTCGCCATATCAACTTTCTGGCGAGCAGGCTTTTTCGCTGGACCCCGACCGCGCTTCGCGGTCTTCTGCGTCTTTACCTTCTTAGCTTTCCTTGGCATTTCCTAGCTCCGTTTCTTGAGGGGATTACTTGCGGCGGACCTTGGCCTTGTTGCCCTGCTTCTTGTAGCTGCCAACGCTGAGCGTGGCACGCTTGGCCTTGGAAACCGCACGCTTGACTGTCTTGTGTTTCTTCATATCAGCATCCTTTGCATATGCTCGGAGGAGCCGGGGGATATGGTGGAGGGGGTTCTACCTCATCAAAATCGAAATCTAGGTACGCCGCTGCCCAGCAGCAACTGAACCAGCATGATGATTGCGATGAGCGCGACCGCGGCCCAGAGCAGCTTGACGATGATGTCTGGGATCTGGACACCGATCAACCCCAGTACCCAAATGATCGCGTAGACAATGATGGCGACCACGATGACGTACAAGAGTACGTGGAGCAAGCCGATCAGGATGCCTTCCATTACTGTGCCCTCGGCCTTGGCCATACAGACGATGGTCGGCCCACGATGAACATCTGGTATTCCTTCGGCGGCGCGGGCTGCTCCTTCAACTCTGCTGCACCCGTGCCCATGGCCAACGCTACAAGACCGTCAATGCGGCCACGCTGACGCTTCTTCACGAACCACCGATTGTTCTGCGCATCCGGCTGAGTCGCGGCATTGCCGCTGCACCACGTGGTGATCGGCGAGCGATCGATGACAATTTCCTCTTTGAGAACACGGTCCTCGAGGAGTTGCAGCGAGCGCGGCATCCACAATGTCTTCTTGGACTGCATGCCCTGCCGACCCTGCGCATGGACGATCATCTTCAGTCCGTCTTCAGCGGGCTTCTCAGGGTCGTAGATCCAGGTCTTGAACCCGATCCGTTCACAAGCCTTTCGAAACTCGGTGATATGCGCGGGATCAAAGGCAAGACTGACAACTCGGTGAGCAACGCAGATAGACTGGATCTTAGCTGCGACAAACTCATATTCGATTGCTCGTCCCGGGACAAGGTTGAGGTAGCCGTCTGCCGCCCACTCGACATACTGCGCACCGTCTGCTCTAGCGGCGTCAAGGACGTTGTAGTCAGGCCGCCAGTACCAGACCTTCGCATGGAGCTTGTCCCCAGTATCCCAAGTCGCGCCCAGTGCAGTCAAGTCGTTCTTCTGCGAAAGATCCAGCGACAGATAGCACGGGTCGTCGGTATGACTGCTCTCGTTGACCTCGCCCTGCACCGCTTCCCACGCATCCACATCGATCCAATACTCACTCGCACCAACAGGGATGCCGAAGTACAGGCGCTTGGTTGCCAGCGCAGTCGCCATTCTATGCTTGCTACTGGCCACGGCGCCGCGCACGTTCTCGATGGGGAACGTGGTGCCCAGCAACGGCAACGCCTTCAACCAGCAGGACTCGTCCTCCATCGGCTTGTCGTCGCGGTCCACACGAGCGATCAACGCAAACGCCGACTCATCACGGAACTGACCACGAAGAACGCCCTGATAATAGTCCGACATCTCTGTCGCTGCTACTTGGTCAGCCGCCGGAGTATTCGTGGTCAGCATCAGTAGACCGTCGCCGGCCATCTTCGTCAATGCGGCCTTCCAGAGCTCGATCTGGCCCATCGACTTCCATTCGTGGATCTCATCACCGCACACCATGCTCGGTCGCGGACCACTGATCTTCTCGTCGTTGGCCAGCACGCGGAACTTGGATTGAGATTCCTGATGCTCGATCATCCAAGTCATTTCGCCAGTGCCGCGCAAGATCACTTGGCCAATCGACTCCAGCGTATCACTGGAGCCTGGAATCGGCGCCCGACACAACGCCACTGCATCGTTGAACAGGACGCTCGCCTGATTACGATCCTTGGCAATCGCGTAGACTTCCGCTCGGGACGTGCCGCGCCAGCCCATCACATACAAGCCGATCGCCGCCGCCAGGGGAGTCTTTACCATGCCCTTCCCTAGCTCGAGCCACGCCTCACGGTAGCGCAACCGGCCATTGGCATGGTGCCAACCGAACAGCGACCCTACGACGAACCCCAGGTATCCCGGAAGCTCGAAGGGACGACCCGCCATGGCACCCGCAGTGACGCTGAGCACAGTAGGGAAGAACTCCATCGTGTGCCGCGCGGTCTTCTCATCCCAATGCCAACGTGCATCACGTCGGTCACGTAAATGGCGCTCAGCGGCAAGCCACATCAACTCCCCGGATACAATCCGGCCATCGACAACGT